GCGCAGGCGGAGCCGCCGTAGAATCAACGCGCCACGCGCAGGCGGAGCCGCCGTAGAATCAACGCGCCACGCGCAGGCGGAGCCGCCACTTTTTTTTGCTTTAATAGGAAGAAACTTTTCACGCAAACCTCCACATGTAACATTTTTTGTAACATTTGAAACGCCATTAAAAAACAATTGTAACACGCCAAAAACTCGATATTTACGGCACTTTTCGCCCCTCTCGCGGGGGCTTGCCCGTTGCCATTAAAAGAAAAGTTGTAACATTATCGTGGCTATTTGTAACATGTTTTTGTTGGTGTAACATTTGTGAGGGTATTTGTTACGGTTTTATGTAGAATTTGTTTGTGTGTTTTGTGTGTATTTTATGTGTATTTTTGATTGTGCCCGTATTTTAGGGCTTTTTCAGCACTATGTACACCGATTGTATGGGGGTATACCTTAAAATAGTCTGTAACAATTGTGTAACAATTAAAACTCTGCTTTTACATTTCTGGAGAAAGTGTAAAACCTTCCAGTTTGTCGAGGCTAACAGGGGGTGGTTAACAACGACTAACCGCAGGGTTTGCACCCCCTAACCCCGACGATACCATTTATCCGACCCATAATATTTTCATCTAATACCAATTCAAAATCTCACACACACCAAAATATACAATCACCATCACCAAAAATTGAACATAAACAAACATAAAAACTACCACAAAATATTTGTTTTTACGTGCAAAATGTTTGTTTTTTATCAAAGTTTTCGCAAGTTTTGCTGTAAAATCTACGCGGTTTTGCTGTAGATTCTACGGTTTTTCTGTAGATTCTACCGAGTTTTTCGCAATAATCCTGTGGTTTTTATAGGAAAAGATACCGATTTTATTATGTTTTATTTGCTTTTTTGCTATTATGTGCGACCTCCCCCACTATAGTGTTGCGGTCTTCCGATAGCTGGCATCTTGGAAATGTGAAGGCTACCCTATGTTTTATATTTGGATTCTATGTATATGTGAGCTACCTCCTTTTATATCTGGATACACTTCATTATGTGGCAACCCCTTATATATTTAGCAAACTAGCAACTATGAGCAACCTCCATATTATTATGCAACTTTTGTTTTACAGGCGACCAATTTTAAAATATTTAATATTGGTTTCCTGTAAGAAGAAAAGCTTTGGGTCGTAGCACGCTATGATGGAAAGCTTGGAAGAGAGGGGAAGCTCAGTGTTGCACGTTTTCTGAATATAATAATTAGGTTGCCTCACCAATTTATGTTTTCAAATATTTTATATTGTGGTTGCCGCACAGATATACGTGTCCCAGTTATGACGGGGGTAGCCCAACGAGTAATGTTTTCCCACCTATTACGAGGGGTTGCCTTCACCGTAGATTTGCTCAATATATCCCCCTTATAAATATCTTTGAGGTGAATACCAATTAAGCCCATGAATAAAAGGTTTTTTTTTAATTTTGGGCGCAAATGGGCGCTCCGTGCGCCCAAAAATGAAAACAGGCTCCTGTGGAATACAGGTTCTGCTGTCCGCAGGACGAATTATCAATTTTTTGGTTTATTTTTTAAACCTCCATTTTTGACAGGAAGAAGTGTTTTTTATTGGTAAATTTCTAATTTAACTTTGAATAAACAAATAGAGATAGTTTTATTTTAAAGGAAAGGAGGTATCGTTTTACGTTTGTGTAAGTTAAACATCATTGACTCGATTATGGGCAGTGGGAAGACCACAGCCGCAATTAACTATGTAAATTCGTTACCTCCAGAACAGAAGGTGATGTTCATTGTTCTTTATAACGATGAAGTTAAGCGCATTAAAGAGTCGTGTCGTTTAAAGGATTTGCAAGAACCAAATTATGAAAAAGGTAGAAAGCTATATGGACTGAGAGAATTATTACTTAATGGGGAAAATATTGTATCAACACATGCGCTCCTTGAACTACTTGAAGAAGAAGACATCAATTTAATTAAGGAGCAAAACTATATTTGCTTTATCGACGAAACGATAAATTGTATATCAGCCTATAACGAAGAGGATTCTGATTGTTACATGCACCCAAAAGATATAGAAGTTTTGACCAACTACTACTCTTCTATTGACGAGTCCACTGGTATTCTAAAATGGAATGTTCCAGATTATATAGATGGCAGGTTTATTAAGGAAAAGAAATTAATGAACAACAATCGCCTGATGGTGAACAGCGATGATAAACTTTTCAAGGTTTTCCCAATTTCTATTTTAATGGCTTTTAAGGAGATATATGTTCTCACATATATGTTCGAAGGTTCTATTATGTATTGCTACATTAGGCAACATGGAATAGATTATAAGAATTTATATATTACTGGCGACTCGCTTAACGGTTTGACCATAACAGACGACGCATCAAAAAAGGTAGTCGTCAAAAAGAATTATCGCAAGTTAATAAATATTCTTTACGACGACAAGTTAAATAGTATTGGCGACGGCAGATATGACCTGTCGGTTGGGTGGTATACAAAAAGGGCGACTGAATCTGATAAGAAAAAACTTCAGCTTAACATGAGAAATTTTTTCGAGCATAAGGTTAACGCGAGGGCAAGAGAATGTCTATGGACTACCTTCTCTTCGCAAAAGAGTGATTTGATTTTTTCTGAGAATAGGAAGAGTAAAAAGTATGGGGACTGTTTTGCTTCTATTAATATGAGGGCTTCTAATAATTGGTCTGATAGAACTGCGGTTGCCTATCTTGTAAACAGATTTATGAACTTAGATATATGTAATTATTTTGAGAATGATGGAATAAAGCCAGACCAGAATCTTTTTGCTTTATCGGAAATGATTCAGTTTATATGGCGTTCTGCTATTAGAAAAAATGAACCAATAAATTTATACATACCTTCATCTAGAATGAGGGGGTTACTTGAAAACTGGATAGAAGAAAATTCTTGTGATGATTAATTTGTGTAAAAAATAAAATGCTTCAAGAATAAATCATTAGGTGTACAAATGAAATCAAAAAAATTTAATTGGAAACTTCATAACAAAACTGTCAAACATCCTTATACAGGGAGCAAGGCGATTGATGGAAGTTGTCGTTGTCACGGCTCGTGTGATTGGTGCAGGGATAACAGACAGTATCAGTCAAATAAGAAGTTACAGGAAATGAAACAAAAGCTAGATGAGTTTTTAGAGGAAATTAGTGGAGGTGATAAAAGTGACGGTTCGTGAGTTAATAGAGCTACTTAAAGGCTTCGACCCAAACGCAACAGTAATGAGACAGACAATCGATTTGGCTTGTTGTTACGAACTTGTGGATATTGTTACATATGATGGCGATGAACTAAACGTGTTCTTGGAATTTGATGATGAGGATGAATTAGACGAAGAGGTGTTTTTAACATGGTAGAAGAATTTAATAGGAAGTTTTTGAAAGAGGCAATAATTCAGTGTTGCGAGGATATTAAAAATAGTGTTGATGAGATTGTTGACGGCATTGATAAATTGAATAACCTTGACATCACTATTTCATGTAATGGTGATGAGTGTCCAACTATTAGTGTTTATAAAGGCTATCAAAAGTTTGTTACGATTAATGACAAAATGACAGAGGCAATAATCAATGGATAATAAATTAATCAGCAAGGTTGTGTTTGATTTCGACGTTAATACTCGCGATTTATTGCGAGATATAATAAGAGGTTCTCTTATGTCGAGCAATTGTTCTGGCATACCAATTGACCCAAAATATTATAAGTCAATTGATAAACTGAAGGCGCTATCTAATTTTAGTGGCATTATGACGATTGAGTTGCCAAGCAAAATAGTAGTTGACGAGAACTATTTAAAATTAAACGGTGTTAGTGAGGTTATTTAACAGGGGGATATATGAGGCTAGAAGATATTGCAGATATGAAAGATTACCTTGAGACAAGATGTTATAACCCACATGAGATATATGATTTATCTGGTTTCTTTTACAATCACTTTTACCCAGATACGGAATGCGAAATCCTTGTTTCTGGAGACAGGGGCGCTATTCACGGAACATTTGTTGTCGCAAATTCTGAGCCAATTGGGAATATTAAAAGTGAGGAGCAAATTATTTATATAGAAATCACTGAAGGTAAAGTGATGTCTTGTGTACGTATTGATAACACGCAAAACAACAGGGAACAGATTCAGAAGTTTATGAATGGAGAGATTGAAAAAATGTCCATTGATGAATATGAAGAGGGCGCTACGCAAAGAGCATTAGAAGAACTGTTTGGTATTGCTGATATGGTTTGTTATTAATGGAGAACAATTATGTCAAAGTGTCAAATTAGAAAAGGATGTTTCGAAACAAATTCTTCGTCGTGCCATAGCTTGGTTATATTGCAGAAGAATTCAAATGTAAGAATGACACAGGAAGAAATTCGTCATGAGTTTCGCCTCGATTCTGTGTGGGCAAAAGAGAGATATGAAAAAGAGGGGAAAGAGATTTTACTTATTGACCCTTGGGAAAACAATTTTGGGCGTTCACCGTTTAGCGTTCTTACATCATTTAGAGAAAAACTCTCATATGCAGTTGCTGAATATTGCGGCAACAACTATAGAATTAAATCTTATTTAGAGGCTGAAAAAACTTTTGAAGATATTTTTGAACCACTTCTTATTCGCCTTATTGAGTGCGACGAAGTTAGGTGGGACAAGACTGATTATAGTCATTTTGAAGTTTATGCAGATGGCGGAGATTACCTTGATGAGGTAGAGGAAGTCCCATACGAAAAGCTTGTGTATGTTGGTAACCCTGAGAAAGAGGGCTTGACTGAAGACGATTTGGTTGGACGTTGTTACAGGAACACCGATAAAGACGGAAGGGAAATTGAAGACGCTTGGTTCGATGTGCCAGACTTTGGTTCGATAGACCATCAAAGCTTTGGTAGGCTTGAAGGGTTCTTGCAGGAGAATAATCTTACATTAGAGGACTATCTCGTGAGAAGAGATATTGTTGTTGTAATAGACGGCGATGAGGTTCATGAACTTGGCAATCTTATTAATTGTGGACTCATCGAAAGAGATTCGATTGTTTGTATCTATCCAAATCGATACAACATTAACGATAAAAGGGGAAGTACGGATGAGACTGTTAGCTAAATATCAGAACGGAAACACAACGACATCAATCTTTAGCGATGGCACTAAGATGCATTTTACAGAGGACGATGATTTTAAATTTGATTTTGCAGAATCATGTGATATCCAGATTTCTCAGTGTTGTGATAATGGTTGTGAATGGTGTTATTATGGATGCTCTCCTACTGGCAAACATGGAAAACTAACTGGTTGGAAATTTTTTGAAACCATGCATCCGTATACAGAGATTGCTATCAATCTTCAGTCACCAGTCAATCCAGAACTCATTCTTTTCTTAACGGAAATGAGAGACAGAAACGTCATTGTTAATATTACTATTAACCAAAACCATTTCATGGATGATAGTATGTTGGCTTTAATTTGTCACCTTGAAAGACACAGTTTAATTAAAGGCATCGGCGTTTCTCTTACCAATCCCAGACAGGATGGTTTTCTTGAAACAATTAAAGAATTCCCTAATGCAGTAATCCATGTTATCGCTGGAATCACACCATTAGAAGACATTGAATATTTAATGGGACATGGTCTAAAACTTCTTATTCTAGGGTACAAACAAATTGGTAGAGGTGAAACATACTTCAATAAACTTGGCAACTGTTTATCAATCATAACCAATAGTTCTGGACTTGCGAATAAAATTGAAACTATTGTTGATGGTTTTAAAGTTGTAAGTTTCGACAATCTTGCACTGGAACAATTATGCATCAGAGAAAGAGTCAGTGAACAGGAATGGAATCTACTTTACGGTGGAGATGATGGAACTGTGACTTTCTTTATTGATTTAGTTAAGGGTGTATTTGCGAGAAGTAGTGTGTCCCCTATTACATATACTATTGGGGACAAGACCATTGACGAGATGTTTGAGATTATTAGAAATGAGGTGAAAGAATGAAAAAGATTGTGTGTGGATGTTTTGGAACAATTTATTATGCGCAGATTTTGAAGAATGGTCTTATGTCAGATAGCAATCGCGTCGATGTAACAGACGACGCGCTCCGTGCGGTTCTCGACCATATTATGATAATGGACGAATATAAAGAGCGAGATGGTTTTAGCGGATATGAATATAGAGTTGGTGGAAATAATGTTAATTTGGTTGCATATGATAATGCTAAGTACAAGTTGGTGAGGAGGGATGATGCAGGTGGCAAATAATAATTTTGGTTCATGGGTTTCAGTGAATGATTCATTACCAAAAAACAGAGGCGTTTATTTAGTTTCTATTGACCCAAACTATGCGCCAGATGATGGCAGTGTGTTGCTGGTTGATATGTTTGTATGGGATGGCGATGAGTGGCAAACAATGGATTATGATTTTTATGATGGTGAGGAATTTAAGATTATAGTAGATGAAATGTGTCCAGTTGTTGCGTGGATGGATTTGCCAAACCCATATCTTATTATTGATAAAAAATCTGGTGAAATTGTAAAACTAGTCTAATACAATTCTTAACTTATTTCTTTTATATAAACATATTTCAAGTAAAAGCAAAAATTCAAAATTATTTATTGGGGGTATTTTATGTCTAAAAGTGAAAGTAAAAACGAAAGAATTTTTAATCATCTGAAAGAGCATGGGACAATCACAACGTTTGATGCAATCAGATTATATGGGGCAACGAGACTTGCGGCTATTATCTTCAATCTTAGGGAAGATGGATATGATATCGAGACTAGGATGGAAAAGTCCGTAGACAGATACGGTAATAGCTGTAGATATGCGAGATACATTTATCACGGTTCTTGTTCTTAATTATTTTTGTAAAAAACAAAAACAGAAATCAGAATAAATATATAGGTGATAAAAATATAAACACATATAGGAGGTGCCACATTTGAAGCTTGTTAACTCTTTTGAACAGAATATTAATATAGTTGGTTCGATTGTAAACTCTGATGATTTCAAAGATAACTTTGTTGACAAAATTCTAGATATACGAGATGACATCCATGACAGGTTTGGTGATTACCCTATTATTGGAGTGTCTGCTAATACATACAACTGGATGAAAAAATTATTTGGAAATGAGATTTCATTCTTAGAGACAGTTGATAAGTCTTTCTTCTGGGGATGCGAACTTAGAAGGCTCGATATGAAGGATGGACTATTTGATTATTATGTTATGGAGTGAGGTGGTATATTGAATATTTTATCATATGAAGAATTTGAAAAGGTAATGAACGGTATTGTAAACGAGTTAAAGTTTCAAAATAAAATACATAGTGCTGTCAGCGAACTTGGATTTGATTGTGAATATTTTAGATATGTCCCAACTATCGATTCTACGCTAATGCTTCTTAATAGAATTTTTAAAGACGATTCTGAATATCCGCTTATTGATTATTGGGTGTTTGAGTTGAATTGTGGAGAAGACTGGAAACAGGACAGCGTTGTAGATGACGATGGAAATAGTATCCCATTAAAGACAATTTCAAATTTATATGACGAATTGGTTAGGCAGTATGCCAGTAAATAATAGGGGGTGATTATGGTGTATTTTAACGATGACGAACTTAAGGTCTTAAGAGAGATGATTGATTATTGCGACGGTTATGAAGATGGTGAAGTGCCTCGTCCATACTCAGAACTTCTTGGTGTTATACGTTTTAAAGTTCAGTCTGAGTGCAAGTATAAGACCAGAGATATAGAGGATGGTGTCCCTGTATAAGTGAATATGGACTCAAGATAAGGAATATCAGTGCTGGGATACTGTACGACTATAATCTTGGGTTACGTGAATATTTAACATATACAGATGCCATGTTGAACAATAGTCTGTTTTTGTATTACATGGTGGAGCACGGGTTAGACGTTTATAAGGGAGAATCGACTAGGTCTATTATTTGTCTCTCGTTCGATTTTGGAAGTCGGTCTTATGAAGATGAACATAAGAGGCTTACAAGGTTGATTGAGAAGGCGATTGAAGATGATGATAATAATTTAGCCGAACGCCTCAAAAAGAAACTTGAATTTGTAGAGTCTAACAAAGAAAAATACGCTCCAATGTCAAGAGACGATATTAGGACAAAGTACTACAAGGAAGGTGTCGATATTTTATGGGAAACTAAAAACAAAGACGGTGTTGTAAAATCTTCTCAAAAAATTCATTACAAGATGTTGTTCAGAACACCTGCTAAAGCTAAGATTGGCTCTGTTATGTTTATTGACGATAGGCTTTATGATAAAGCATATAAGTGGCTAACTATGGGACTTGGTAATAAAATGCCACTACATAAAGCGAAAATAGTAGAGATGTCCGCATATGCCCCACTAACAACATCCACCATTATTGACAGAATACATATGGATGTTGATGATATATTATTTGTTTCTGATGTAGATAGTTTTTATACAACAATGGCAAACGTTGTCCGCGCCGAAGACTATATAGACAGCAACGGCGACGAAAAAAAGATGTGCGTTGTTGACAGAAAAGAAACAGATGTAAAAAACACATTGTTTGATGGTCAAGGTCTTATCGAATCTTCTACTCTCCCATCTTATGTTAATGGTATGGTATTGTTGCGAAACCATTTCTTTAAGGCATGTTTTTTTAGAACCCATATTCAGAAGTTTTTTAGAGACTGGTGTGAAGAAAATGGTCACGATTACGAAACATATGAGGTAACAGATTACTTTGGCAAGAAGAAATTGCTGAAGAATATTAAAGCCATTACGACAGAGAATGCCATTAAATGGCGAAAGTTTTCTGACCTAATGGGGAAAGACCCTTATGCCTATTGGGCAAGAGTAGTTAAGAAAGATGGCTGTTTGTGGGGAGTTGTTAAAACAGACCATCCTTCTAAGCTTGGTGACAGACAACAGTTAAGCTATCAAATGCTGAATGTACTACCAGCAACAAAAGAAGAGATAAATGAAATCTGTAGCGATAGCGTAGAATATGTTGAGCTTTTAAAAAGAGATAACGATGAGTTTGAGAAGTTTCTTCGCAAGAATGCAAATGATGTAAATCATTATGAAATGATGGCAGACCTATATGACCACAATCATGAGTTTGGGGATTCTAAATGGTTTAGACTTGAGAAGCGCAAAATTATTAACTCTTATGTCGGCAAGCTAAGGCAAGGAAAGATTTTTGTTAATGGAGATAATCTAACATTATGTGGAAACCCATATGCTCTTCTACTTCATTCTGTTGGGGATGATTGGGAGAAAGATAGAACTCTAACCCATGAGGATGGGACGATTCAATGTTATACAAAGAGATTTAACGACGGAGAGTACCTTTGCGCATTTAGGTCTCCAAACAACTCTATGAATAATGTTGGATACTTTCATAATATCCATCACCCATTAATTGATAAGTATTTTGATTTTTCTGACAACATTATTGCCATTAATTGTATAAGAACAGATGTACAGTCTCGATTAAATGGTGCCGACTTTGATAGCGATTTCGTTCTCGCCACAAACCATCCAGTAATGGTTGAATGTGCAAGACGTTGTTACGAAAGGTTCCCAACGATTGTTAATGATATTGGGGAGAGTGGAATATCCTATGACAATACTCCAGAGGCATACGCGGTAATGGACAATAAGATGGCGAAGGCTAGGCTTGGTATAGGATGGAGTTCTAATTTAGCAATGCTTGCAATCTCCTATTTTTTTACAGAAATGGAAAAGGATGAGGACGAGCGAGACGACAGATTGGTTAGACAATTAGAAGATAACTTTATCATACTTAGCGTAATTGCTCAACTGATAATTGACGGCTGTAAAAGAGAGTGGCTCGTGGATGGCATGGAGGAAGTAAAACGTATAATGCAACAAGACTGTATGCATAGAACAATCATGACATTCGAAAATGGAAAGTTAAAAGAAAATAAGTATGACTTCCCCCTCTTTATGAAGTACACACGTCCAATACCATATACGAAGAACGGAAAAGAACTTCCTAGACTTATAATTCACAAGAACAAGAAAGCTCTAAGAGATAGAATAGACCCATCATTAACCTGCCCAATGAACTGGGTTGAGGAGCGCTTAGATAAAATTCAAAATACATCAAGTACAAACACAATACCAACTGAAAACTTTTTTATAAAGATTAACGGCAAACCAGAGTATAGACATGTTTCTAAAATTATTAATTTAGCTAGGGAGTATGACGCATGGATTACAGAAGCGACAAAGCCAGCCTATTCAGTTGATGATGATTTTAAAGAGCAACTATCTTTAAAGGCTAAGTATTATTCAGACGAAGTCGCAAAGATAAGAACAAGAAATTTATCGACAATTAATAAACTTATAGAGTACTCTTTGGGTTTAAATCTTGGTGGCAACTATAAAGAGGCGGCAGTTAAGTCCGCGAGAAAGTATGGAATTAAGATTATGAACCTACTTTATAGGGCAGATAGCATAAAGTTTTTATCCAATTTTTGTTAATTTTCACCAAATTTTACCGCAACCTATTTTAAAAAACTCTTTATTTATGGGGAAAACTGGCAAAAAAATTCGTCCAGTATATGGAGACAAGTTCCAAAAAGTGGACTGTTTCTGCGTTTTTGTGAAAATTTTTGACAAAATTAGAATATATATAGAGAGCGTTATTTATTAATATTTAGAATTAAAGGAGAAATGTATGAAGAAAGAAATGACAATCCATGCCGCACTTAGTTATCTGAAGACTGCCGACAAGAGAATCAGAAAGGCGCTGGATACTGAAACGTATGCAACATATGCGAAGGTCGGTGCCGATAAGATTAATGGCGTATCTTCAAAGACGGTTAAGGAGGATATGAAGTCCTCTTATCAGTCTGTGGTAGATATCATTAAGACCGTTGAGGAAATTAAGAAAGCGGTGTCCAAGTCTAATGCAGAAAACACAATCATTGTTTGTGGTGAAGAGATGACTGTAGCAGAAGCGATTTATATGATGCAGTATGGTGTTGAGATTAAGAAAGAACTTCTTCAGACACTCAGATTGCAGTACACATCTGCAAGAAATAGCGTAGAGAGATATAACAAGGATGTAGAACAGAGGGCGGACAAGTTTATTGAATCTATGTTTGGCTCTAAGGAAAAAGCTACTGGACAGGATGCAATTACCGCTAGGGAAGCTTATATCAAGCAGAACACATATGAGGTTGTTGACCCTGTTAATCTGATGGATGAGATTAAACATCTTGAGACATGGATTAATGAGTTTGAAACTGAAGTCGATGGTGCAATTCAGGTTTCAAATGCAACTCATACAATTGAAATTGATATTTAATTTAGGTTGTCAAAATATCTAGGCTAGTTTCTTATCAGCCTTCCTAGAGGCACAGCCAATTTAACTATACAACGAAAACCATAAACCATATCTCTGCTTATCTTTTTGGTGATTAGAATGCAGTAAATAAATAAAAGAAATCACCGCATTAACAAGAAAGATTACACTTTTGAATGTAAATCTTTACAAAACATCTTACAGGACTCATTCATATAAGTATATATAAATAAGGAATAATGATGCATGAGACCTGCGATGTTATTGGTAAGTACAATCGTGAGGGGATTGAGTATTGTTTAATGAATATTGAATAATTCTTATTAACTAATGAGTATTTTTTGTTATTGGTTAGTGATTATTATTTAATGGCTATTGAATATAAAATCGTGGGTAAAAGGTTTGACGTTTAGTATATGAAGACGCATGGTCACCCTCTGCGCTGTTGTATAGTTATTATTTTGTAGGTCGATGGTGTAACGGAAGCATGACAGTCTCCAAAACTGTTGGTCGAGGTTCGAACCCTCGTCTTCCTGTCAGAGGAATGGGAGCATTTCTCTTAATGGTGCCACAGGTACTAATATTATTTGATGGGTGTCTGTAAATGATGTCAGACTTAATGATGTGAATTAATCAGCACTCGCCTGTCATTATTAAATAATGCGGATTAGAGCAGTTCGGTAAGCTTGCTAGACTCATTATCTAGAGGTCGTGGGTTCAAATCCCACATCCGCTATGAGGTAAAACAAATGCATATTTATTATAATTTAAATCCAGACCAGAATTTGGTTGGCGATTGCGTAGTGAGAGCAATTGGAACATTAACTGGTGAAAATTGGGATTCTACTTATTTGAAAATATGTATACAAGGATTACTAATGCATGATATGCCTTCATCAAATAAAGTATGGGGAGCATATTTATATAAATTGGGATATCGTAGATATATGGCTAGAGATACATATCCTGAGATTTATACAATCAAGAAGTTCTGCGAAGACCATCCTCGCGGAGCTTTTTTAGTTTGTACAGATAGACATGTAGTTGCAGTTGTGGATGGCAATGTGCTTGACACTATTAATTGCGAAGAGGAAACGCCGTTGTATTATTGGCGAAAGGAAGCGTAACTTATGGCAGATAATAATATGGTAAATCAACAGATGATGCAGAATCAACAGATTCAGCAAAATGGTGTAAATCAACAGGCAATGCTTAATCAGCAAACTCAACAATTGCCATTATATAATTATAATCAACAGTCATACGGTAATCCATATTACCAGACTAGTGCTGTTAATCCATATTCTGGATATCAGCAATGGGGCAATTATCAAAACCAACAGCAACCAATACAACAACAAACCGTGCAAAACAATCAACATGAGCAAGCGCCAGTTGAATATATTTTGTTAGACGGTTCTGCGCCAAACAAAAAGAGAAAGTACGTTTTTGTTGGGGAGGTAGATATGCAGACAAATGTTGTTCAGCCACTGCCCTACTTCTCTCTAGATGATGTAAGAAGTGTTGTGGCTCATGAGTTTGACGTAAGGTTTGGTGAGGAAAAGAAAAAATGATGAACGGTAATCCATTTATGAATATGCAACAATTAATGTCGGAATATAATAATTTTTTACAAAACCCCGTGCAGTGGCTTGCGCAACGGAATGTGCCAAATCCACAACAGGCAATGCAGAATCCGCAACAGGCGGTACAGGGTTCAATGGGAAACGGCAATATGAATAATCAACAGTTTAATCAGATTATGTCAATGGCACAGATGATGCAGAATTTGCCAAATTTCCCAAGGTTTCCGTTTAGATAATATAGCGCCCACCGAGGTTTGCGGACTGGCGGTGAAAGACAGCATTTTTAGGAATGTGTGGTGAGTAGGGATGCGTCCCCAAAACCTTAATTGCGAAAGGCATTGGATTTAATTAATCACCTACCTATCCTTGTGTGGGATTAGGCTGAGTCCGATTAATTGTGACGGACGTTTATAATATCTCAATTAGTAATCAATAAACTTTTATAGTTTTTGTAGAGGCAGAGTTACGACTCTGTCTTATTTTTTTTGAAAAGAATAAAAGGATAGTTTCTGAGTAAAAGGATTTAAGTTTTGATACTAACTTTGCGCAAAGTTTAGTAGATATATCAACTTATTTTCAAAAGAAAGGAAATTATCAAATGACTTCAGAAAATGGACTTAGTGCGGCTGATGTAGCGGCGGTAACTGGTAACAACGGTGGCTTTGGCAACTGGGGTGACGGCTCATTTTGGATTATCGTTCTCTTCTTGTTCGCTTTAATGGGCAATTGGGGCGGTAATGGTTTTGGTGGTAATGGTGGTGGCGCAATGCCATATGTTATCAACAACGATGTGCAGAGGGGATTTGACCAGTCTGCGATTATGAGCGGTATTACTGGACTTAGCTCTACTATGACTAATGGTTTCGCCAATGCTGAGATTTCTCGTTGTAATGGACAGACCAACGTTCTTCAGACGCTTGCTAGTAATCAGATGGCTAATATGCAGGGCTTTAATGCTGTTACGTCATCTTTCCAAAACTGTTGTTGTGAAAATAGACTTGCCGTTGCAGAAACTAAGCAACTTATTTCTGCCGAAGCGGCGGCTACTCGTGCAAATACTGATGCGAAAGTACAGGCTGTTATGGATAAGCTTTGTCAGCTTGAGATGGATGGCATTAAGCAGAATTATGAGAATCGTATTGCTGGTATGCAGAATCAGATTGATTCTCTCAGAAGCGCTCTCAATGATGTTAATGGTCAGGCTTCTCAGAATGCTCAGACCGCACAGATTATTGCCAATAATGAAGCACAGACCGTCGCACTTGAAAGATACCTTGCTCCCACTCCTGTTCCAGCCTACCCGGCATCTCAGATGAACTATTGCAATATGCCTAACTTCGGTTGTGGTTGTTCTTGTTGTGCATAATTGGGGGTGGCAATAATGGCTGAGTATGTATACAACCCGATACAGGAAGTAGAAATCGGACAGAATGTATTATTGCAGGACTCCATACCGTGTAATCGTGGATACGTGATTCATCGTAATGGTAGTGGCATTCTTACTCTTAGAGGTATTGTTAATAACCATTGTGCTAGATTCGCAAGATATCATCTCGCCTTTAATGGCAATATTGCAGTTCCAACTGATGGTACGGCTGGAGAAATAAGCCTTGCTATTGCTATTGATGGTGAGCCTGTTCAGACGAGCCGTGCTCGTGTTACTCCCACTGTCGTGGACGCTTATTTCAACGTAACTTCTGTAGCGAATATTACAGTCCCTGCTGGATGTTGCTTAACTGTTTCGATTGAAAATACAAGCGGTGTACCAATCAATGTTCAGAACGCAAATCTGACGGTTGATAGAACGGCATAAGGGGGTGAGGAAATGAAAGAACTTGATTATCTTAAAGATATGCTCTGCACGGAATTAAAGAAAATTACACAACAGAATGATTTCACTACCTCTACGCTTGAGACTGCCAATAAAATCGTGGATATGCTCAAGGACATTGAGGAGATTCAAGGCAAGGAAGAAAATCATCAGTACGAGAAAGATGGCTCATATGGTTATTGGGGAGTGGGCTATGGCGGACGTATGCCATATAACGATAGGTACTCCTATGGAAACAACAATATGAATATGGGCGGTAGAGGCAATTATGCCTATGACGATGGTTATAGTCGTATGAGTTCTTCAGATAAAATGATGAACGAACTTCAGATGATGATGGATGAGTCCACTTCTGCTCGTGACAAAGCAATTATTCAGAGGGCTTTAGACGAGTTGAAGAAATAATTTAAATAGATTTTAAGAGAGGAGTAGTTGGCTCCTCTCTTTTGTTATGGCTAATTAGTATAAAAGTATTACATTAGGTTGTCGCCCTAAAGAAAAGGAGGCAGTATCCTTATTAGTCGTTATGGCTTTATAGCTCAGTTGGTAGAGCGCACGGCTGTTAACCGTGTTGTCGTGAGTTCAAGTCTCACTGAAGCCTCTATCTCATTAGAGAAATATAAGAAATAAAGGAGAAAATATTGAAACAAATTCAGAAACAGTATGCAAAGGCGATTTTGAATTCGCCGTACAAACACATTATTACTGGAACCAAAAACAAATACTACATTATGGAAGATAGGCGTAGTATGCAGATTCTTCAGCGTGTAGTAAACGGTGAAGATATTTCAAGGAGAAAAACCCGTGGTTAATATTAAGCCTCTTGAGGGGCAAAGTGAACTCTCCTTTCTTTGGCAAATTGGACAGGCAAAGGATGGAGGAACATATGATGGGACATGGGATGATATCGCGTATCTTATGAACTTTTATTATAGGAATGACGAGTCAGAGTACAGAACATCTAGTGCATATCGTAAGCCATATGAACAGGCAAAGAAATTTTATGAAAGCGGAGTATTTAACAAATTCAGTGAGGATGAATATCTCAACAAGTTAAACGCTACAAAAAGAGAAGCCGAGCGCGAAAAGGTAAAGCTTAGAGATGAGAGACGCGCTTGGAGCAAACAGAATTATGCAGATGCTAGAGCCGAAGATATTCTGGATAAACTTTCTGATTCATTAGTATCTATTGGCAAAATCGAGTTTGCAAATCATCAAGTTAATAACTTCACGTCCGATAATGATATGGTCGTATTGTTGAGCGACCTACATATTGGCGCGGCATTTGATAATCAGTTTGGTAAATTTAATAGTGACATAGCTTATGATAGAATGTCGGAACTGTTAGATAGAACGATTGAGTTGCAGAAGATTCATAATTCTGAGAATTGTTATGTACTTTCACTTGGAGACCAGATAAGCGGAATAATTCATAAAACAATACAGGTAACAAATCGTGAAAACATTGTTGAGCAAGTAAAGCTTGCTACAGAGTTTATTGCTAATTTTTGTTACGAACTTACAAAACATTTTAATAACGTTAATTTTATTTCTGTTAGTGGCAATCATTCAAGGCTTACATCCAATAAAGAAAATGCAATACATGATGATAGGCTTGACGATTTGATATCTTGGGCTGTTGCTTTGTCTTTGTATAATGTAGATAATTTTCATGTTGTAGATAATAATGTTGATACTTCTATTGCGATATTTGATATTAGGGGAAAGTCATATGTGGCGACACATGGTGACTATGACGGGTTTAATAAGGGTGATGTACAAAGACTTGTATCTATGATTCGTCAGTTCCCAGAGGCATGGTTTACTGGACACATGCATACCATTGCAATAGATGAAGTCAATGAAATAAAAATGATTAGGGGTGGCTCTATAGCTGGCAGTGGTGATGATTATACAATAGAAAAAAGGTTGAGTGGTAAACCAAGTCAGCTTATATGTGTTGTTAATGAAAAAGGAATTATGGCATACTACCCCATCTATTTTTAATGGAGGAAAAGGAATGCTTACAAGGAAAGATATAGGTCGCATTATAGGCGACAGATTTACACAGAGGGCTGGAAAAAGAATACCATACTATCTAGGCGAATGGATGGTAGATTATGTATTTGAAGCTATAAAGATTGGTCTTGTTGAAGACGGTTTTGTTAATATTAGAAACGTGGCGAATATCAAAAGAATTGATGTCCCAGAACATCAGAAGAGAATGCCAGATGACTCTTATATAACAATACCAGCAAAATCGAAGTTAAGGGTTGAATTTAAAAATCAGTTCATTGATGACATAAATAACGAACAGTATAGGGAGGTAATAGATAAATGATTATTACTACCCCATCGTGTTTATACGCTAGAGAGCGTACATTATTTTGTTAATGGCGGTATTGTAAATGGCTGTAAGAAAAATAACCAAGAAATCAAATGCTGAATATGTTTGCGCTTCATGTGGCACACCATATACCGCTTTAACTGGAAATTTTTATAAATCTTCTAGTGGTTCTTCTTTATATATGGCTAACGACGGATACTCTACCGTATGTAAAAAATGTATTGATAGATTTAAGAACTATCTAACAGATAGATATAAATCTGAAGAATTCGCTATGAAGGTTGTTTGTTATTATATGGACTGGTATTTTAGTGGTTCTGCATTTGCCTCTTTGTCAAAAAATTCACAACAGTTTACCGCTGGAACCTACTCAAGGCTGATAAATAATAATATGCAGTACAAAGGGAAAACTTTTGCTGATTCTATACTGGACGGTGAGATATCTAAAAAAAATTTTGTTGAAAATGAAAGTGGATTATCTGCCCCCAGAAGTGTATTACCAGCGGATGTTGAATGGGACGAGAAGGATGAAAAGAACCGTAGATATGTTGTAGAGACATATGGCTATGACCCACTTGAGGATATGATAGGCTCTTCGGTTTCAGACAAAAAGTTTTGTTACAATGCTCTTTCTGGGTATTGTGATACCGAGGGGATATCAGAGGACGGTCATAAGATGATGTGTTGCGTTAGTATGGTAAAAACATTTCTTCAAATAAAAAAGCTTGATGAAGAAATAAATAAAGTATCTAACGATTACGAAATAGATGACGGAAAGCTTAGAAACCTTATGGCTTCTAAGAAGCAAGCTTTAGACACAATTACAAACCTAGCTAAAGACAATAATATTTCTAGCCAGTGGAATAAAAATATAAGGGCTGGTCAAGGAACCATGTCAGACAAAATTAAGGAAATGTATGAAAACGGATTTGAGCCTTCTCGCGTTAATTTATTTGATATAAAAACGTGCGAATCAATTAAGCAAACAGCAGACCTTAGTTTTAAAAGTATTATGGAACAACTTCAACTCGATGAAAATGATTATACTAGGGTAATTAAAAATCAGCGAGAGATGATACAAGACATGACTGGCGAGCTAGATACATTAAGAGAGGAGAACAGACAGCTTAACAACGAAGTTCTTTTTCTTAAACATGGTGGTGAAGGTAGTTGAGTATAGAAATATTTGTGCCGCCCACAGAGGTAGAATTATCTCAGAGAAAAATTGAAGAGTACCAGAAATGGGCTGATATCACAAATTGGGGAAGAAGGTATCCAGTTCGTTTTGCCGAGGAATTCTTTGGAACACAGTTAATTGACTTCCAGAGATATATCTTCCAAGAGAGTTGGTGGCGACCATTCTGTCTGTGGCTTTGCTGTCGAGGCACAGGTAAGGATACCACTGGTGCGATAATGTATATGACGAAATTACTTTTAATCCCCGACTATCATTTACATATATCATGTAATGCGTATGCGCAGTCTGTTGATACAATGAATAAGATGCGCGATATTGCGTATAAAAGAATACCAACATTTGCATCTCTTACAGATTTGTTTGCAAGAGAGGTGGATAAAACAGGTTCTAATTCAGAGACTGGATTTATTCAATCACCGCCAGCGCATTTCAGACTTTTTAACAATTCTGAATGTCAGGCACTCTCTTCTAATCTTGAAACAATCCGAGGTAAGAGAGGTGGCGTTTGGTTTAATGAGACTGGTTGGAAAGACGCCGAGTCGCTTTCAGTAATTGAAAACTTTGCAAACGTTGATTCAAGCTTTTCTACTTCTACACAAAGCGTGGTTTATACTAAACCGCCGCAAGTTCCAATTCAATTATTATACACATCTTCTGCTTCTTCAGTAGATACCCCTTATTTTGAAAAGTATAAATTGTTTTTTGAAAAGATGCTGATGGGTGATGACAGATATTTTGTTTGCGACATAGATGCATATGACGTGTTAAACCACTCTACCATTAATGGGAACAAAATAAAATCTCATTTATCCGAGGCGCGAATTCAAAAAGATATTGAGGATAATCCAGATGCCGCTGATAGAGAACTTTTTAATAAGTTTAGGCAAGGCGGTGGAAAAGATGCGTTAGTTGAGCTGGGCGAGATTATGCGTAACAGCGAATATAGAAAGCCGATATTGTTTAATGATACTGGGAAAAGAAAGTTTATATTTTCATATGACCCAGCTAGAAACTTTGATGGTTCTGTATTAACTATAGCAGAAAGAATCGAAGAAGAAAGCAGGGATAAAAAATCAAATAAGAATATTATCTTCAGAGTTGTTTACTCCAAAGAGATGGTAGACAAATCATCTAACAGGAAGGCACCTCTTGATATGGTTGAGCAGTTAAAGATTATCAGACAACTGATGGTTGATTTTAATGGTGAAGCTGAGGACTGGGAAAATATACTTGAGTTTAACATTGATGCTGGTAGTGGTGGCGGCGGCGTATCCGCAATTGCAGACCAGTTATTACTACCCTTTAAAGATAAAAAGGGCGTGGAACATATCGGAGTTATTGACCCAGAACATAGCGCATATGAAACTGCGCGAAAAAGATACCCAGATAATAAACCAATTGTAAGATTACGCGAACCCAAAAAAATGAAAACGATTATGTATGATGCCCTAGCAAAGATGATTAAGCAAAACGTTTTTAAGTTTACTTCATATGACGGGAAAGATTATCTTCTTGTTGGCGATGAGGAAGACAAGAACGGTGAGTTTACACAGGTATTTTTAACAAACGATGAGAAGGTCGCTTTACAAACAATTGAATTGGGTAAAACACAGTTGTCATATATCGTGAGGTACGACTCTGCAAATGGTGGCGTTACTTACGAGTTGGCGAAAGATAAACAAAATAAAATGCATGATGATGCCTCGTATACATTGTGTATGCTTGGATATTCTTTATCTATGATGAGGCGTAGTCAGATTGTAAATAAAAAGCGAGAGGACGAATCGCATAGGAATTTCTTATTTAGTAAACGTCCAAAATTAAAATAGGGAGGGGGTGCGTGGTATCTCTGACAGTATTGTTTTAAATGAAAAGATGAACCCAGATTATTGGAGATTTCAATACGAAAAATTAAGGAAGAATGTTCTTGAGGATTCTTATAAACATATTTCTTTTAGAGGGTTCTTTTATAAAAAGTTTAAAAAGGAAGACATCGAAAAGATGTTTTTACATCCATACTCTTACGAGTATAGCCTTAGAGCGTTGAGCAGATACCTATATATTATATCTCCTCACTATAAGAGGCTGATTAATTATTTTTCTCAAATCCTTACTTATAATTATACGGTTAAGGCTGGCAAGGTTTATACTAGAAAAATTGCTAAAAATAAATATAGGAACAATTATTATGATGTTGTAAACTTTGCGGAAAAGATGAATCTCAAAAGAGAAGCGGAGAAAATGATTCGCATTGCTCTTAGAGACGGTATAGCGGTTGGTGTGATGGCATATGCAAGTAAATCACAAAGCGGATATTTTATACCGTTTGAGCCAAAGGGAATTAGAGTAAGGTCTATTGAGGACGGGGCTTATATCCCGTCTATTTATTTGCCCATGTTTAGTGGCAACGAAGATTTACTTGATGGATATGGAACAGATATCGCTAAAGCCTATAAAAAATACAAGGAAAAATTAAAGAATGGTAAAACGATTACCGAGAACGACATGTGGTACGAATACAAAAATGGTTTTGCTTTAGTGGCTGACGATACAGACCCATATCATTTTCTGCCATATTTTGGAAATCTTATAATAGATGTATTGCGTCTTAAAGATGCTCAAGATATACAGGCACAACATGATGAAAACTCAAATTATAAAGCCCTGTCTGCGAAGGTTGATACGGATGATGATGGTGTTCCAAAGATGGCATTCAAAGATGTTAAAGAGTACTATGACCAAATGGCAAATGAATTACCTAATGGCATAGGGTTACTTGTATCACCTTGGACGATTAGTGACCATTCATTTCAAGAAAGTGCTACCGCTGATAGGGATGCCGCCTTATCTGCTGTTAATAATTTTTGGAGGTCGGCAGGTATGCCAAACACTCTTATGGGCGGCGGAACCCTTACAACGGCAAGCGCAATGCTTCTTGCGGTTAAACCAGACGAGGCATTATCGTTTTCATTACTTGGGCAATTTGAGAAAATAATCAATCGCGAAATTAAACTTATGAATCACGACTACTTATTTAAAGTGTCGTTTTTATATCAATCAATTTTTAATAGCACAGAAGTTCAGAACAATTTATCTAAAGGCGCACAATATGGATTGCCTGTAAAGATGGACTATGCCGCTTCTCTTGGGCTTACGCCTTGTGAGACCGTTGGGGCTTCATACCTTGAGGATGAAATCCTTGGCTTGTCTAGCAATGTTTGGACTACACCACTTGTATCCAGTAACACACAATCTTCTTCTACTGGCGATGATGGTGGCAGACCAACCGCTGAAGAAAGCGGTGGCACTGTCGGCGAGGCTGGAGAAAAAACTAGGGACAATGATAGTAACCAAAACAGATAAGGGGGATATTTTATGAAGAAATATATTTATGTTCTAGATAAAGAGATTGCCCTTATGTTAGAGGATGATGGATTAAAACCAATTACTACCATGAATAGCGGTACAGCCACAATCTGGGTTTTTGAAAACATTGGGCAAAAATTTTCAAAAGAAGACTCTCAAAAAGTTTATTTCTCCAATACGCTAAGAATGTGTTTTTAATGGAAAGGGGGAATAACTAAGTTGAGTGAAAAGCGAATGCGTGTGTCATTTGACACACAAAAAATTGAGGCGCTCAAGAAGTTGAATGATGAGTTTATGCTCGTCAAAATATATGCGATGGCTCCGGGTAAGAATAGGAACATGACATATATTTCAAAAGAGGATACAATTGAGGCTATTCCGAGCGCGTACTACTGCCCTGTCATTGGTCATATTAGGGTGTATGTTGACCCAGATGGCGTTGAACATTCATATATGGGAAGTCATGATTTTGATATTACCGAGGACTGGGAAATTAAAGATGTAACTAGACCGTATGGTGTTATTATAGATGGCTCAGAAGGCTGGGAGACAATTGATGAGCATGGGAAGGACGTGGAATATCTTACGTTTGATGCAATACTCTGGATTGGCAGATACCCAGAACTTGAGCAAACCTTTTATAGTGATGACATTTTATTTAATCACTCTATGGAAATTAATATTAAAAACTATCGTCCTCTTGAGGAAGATAGTAATTATTGGGAAGTGCTGGGCTATACGTTCAGTGCTTTTTGTTTGCTTGGAAAGGCGGACGAAAATTCTACAAATGGACACACAGATAAAGATGTTGAGCATTCAGAGCCAGCATTTATCAGTTCAAGAGTAGAACCATACGCGTTTAGCTTTGATGAATTTAAGAAAGAATTTTCTCTTCTTAAAGATAAAATAAGTGATTATATGAACAACTTTAAAATAAATTACGATAAGGTTGTTGATTTCACTAATGTACCTGTAAACAAATTTGAAGGAGGCGAATCTATGGCAGACGAAACCAAGAAGATTGTTGATACTGCCGTTACTGATTTTGAGGAGAACTCTGCTGAAAACGAAAGCGTTGAGCCTACGACTGTTGAATCTACCGAAGACGAAAATAAGTTCGAAGATAATTCTAACGGAGAAGAGGCTGAGGCGACTGTTGAGGAAGAGCCTACTGAAGACAGTGCGGAAGAGAAACCAAATGAAGAGCCTACCGAGTCAGTAGAAGATGCGCCCAATTATGAGGCGATGTACAACGAGGTTAAGAGTGCATATGATGGTATTGTTGCAGAATTTGAGGCATATAAATCTGCACATACATATTCTAATGAGGAATATCAGATTCTTGTTGAATATAAACAGAATAGGGAGAACGCAGATAGGGAGTCTGCTGAAAACGAACTGTTTGAATCTTTTGCTGATAGGATTGGCGAGACTGAGGAATTTGAAGCTCTTAAATCCGATGCGTCTAAGTACAGCATTGACGATTTGAAAATTAGACTCTATGCAATCGTCGGTATGCATTTAACAACAGGCAAAGAGGAAAAGAAAGATGGTGTTGTTAAATTTGGACTGAGCGGCTTTGAGGGAGCTGAGAAAGAAAAAGAAGACCCCTATGGAAATGCTAGGGAATACTACATGTAATGGAGGAATAAATTAATGGCTAATAAACATGCAATTGTTAGAGTCGATGTTGCGCTTGGTAATAACGCTATGTCTGCGGTGAAGAGTGCTATGTATTACACAACCTACACCGCTTCTACTAAGACGGAGGGCGCAATTGATAATGCGAATATTGTTGAATTGAAAGATGAACTTGTAGATGGCGACAGAGAACTGATTGTTGCTACTACTCCTACTGCGGCTTCTACTAATCTTGCAATTGTTACAACCCCTGAGGTTGATTATGATGAGAGACTGACTATTTGGGATTGGGAGAATAAGGCTGGCACTCCTATTCGCGTGCATCTTCTGAGCAAGATGGTCGGACAGGTATTTAGTGCTACTGCTGAGGCTTTTGACAAGACTCCTGCAAAGGGTGATATTGTTGAGGCACAGGCTGGTACAAAGATGAAGGTAGTTAAGACTGCAACTTCTGGGTCTACTCAGATTGGTGTAGTTGTTGACGTTGAAGATGTTAATGGAATCACTTTCTATGTGGTTCGTGTCTAATTGGACTCTATAGAAAGGAATGGTGAAAATAATGG